ACCGGAACCAGCCCAATTAAAATTATCCCATGTAACATTATCCCAATTTGAACCACCAGCTGATATGGAAAATGATTGAGAATAAGTATCCCCTTCTTCAAAATCATAAGAATAAGAGAATGTTAGAGTCGTATTGTAAGTTTGATAATATATATATATGTTCGGAATACCCTTAGAATCCACAATATCCTGAAATGATTTCCAGTTAGTATAATAATAAAAATTGATAGCTGTTCTTACATTTAACGGATAATCGTCAGCCCCAACATCCATACGATATACAAACCCAGAGTAATCTCCAAAATATATTCTTTCTTCTTGGGCATTTTCATATACCGTAACCATAGAAGATATTGCCATACCATTGTAAACACTAAAAGAATTTAATGACCAATCCCATATAAGGACAAGATCGTTGTTTGTTTGACCAGTAGAAGGAACAGAAATGAAATACTTGTCTTTAGTTTTCTGTGTCATCGACCTAGATTGACTCAATCGGGTTTTATTTAAACCATCAAATGTTTGTTGAATATCCATACTTATTTTATTGGAACTATTACCGTCAAAGTACCATAGTCCGTCAGAAGATAAAAACACTAGACCATTTTCTACCTCTTGAATGCTAAAACTAGCAATACATCCAACGGGAGAAGCTGTCTTTTGATATACAAACGGCAATGTACTGTCTCCAGTAAATAGCAAAATATATATAGACCGTTCTTTAAAAACAACAATTCTATCGCCAAGAACCCTAAACCCAGTAATCTGCTGACCATCGTCTTTAGATATATCAATAAAAGATGTTGCAAGCCATGTAAGATCATCCTTAATATTTGACCAATATAATCTTGATCTGTTTACTGTAGAACCCTCAGTAACATTAGCCAAAAATAAGTAATTATTAAATTGTCTTACAAACTTAGATTTGACTATGTTAATGTTTGCTGCAACTGAAGAAAATGTTATCGTAGCATCTCCTGTACCACCTGATTTTGTTAATGTTCCGGAAGTTGACGGAGCACTGCTACCAGAAGCAATAATTGTGCCAGCCCCTGAAGTTATGGATGCGTACTGCACGGTAAATGTAACTGCATTGTTAGTATACGTAGCAGTTGCTGTCGGAGTAACCGTTACACCAGAAACTTTAAAAGAATAATAATTTGTTCCAAATGCTGGCATTGGCAAAGTATTTCCTGTGCCATTCCATTGATTAGGAAGATTTGAATTATTAGTTATGTAGACAGTATTTAGCCAATTATCAAAATCATTAAAATTTGTTGCTGTGTATCCACCAGTACCCGTAATATCATCCCACGTACCATCTAGGTCATCCATCTTATAAGCGTTACCATTTGTAATATTTAATAATTTCGATGTATAAGTGCCAGTAGATAAGTATTCAAACCAATGCGAACCATCAGAAGACGTATCCCCAGTAATAGCGGTTGTATTTAATGCAGTGTATCCATTGCGCTTAAGAATACTTCCAGTTTTATCAAAATCAACATTTCTTAATCCGGAAGACTGGTTATCCTTAAGAGATAATGGGCCACTAGAAGAATTCAATCCACCGTTAAAATTAATATCTGCTACTGGTGCAGATTGACTTGTATAATTACCGCCAGCCATTTAATAACTCCTCCATCCATAAAATCCCCCAGAACCCACTTGTAGAGGATTTATAATCCCATTATGGTTATTTCCTTTTCCCGATCTTTTTAAAGTAGGATTCCAGTCCACTTTATCAACATTGGTCTTCTTTAAAGAAGAAATTTCATCTGCATACATTTGAAAGAAATCTCTATCTTCTTTCATGTTTTGTTCAGCTTTCATCTTTGCGGTAGACAAAAGAATAATAGCTTCAGAAAAATCTTCTCCAATCTCTGAAACATCGCCATCATTGACAAGTTGATACGGTATCTTGTAATAGAAACAGTTAATAGGGATGACCTGATTAGGCAATGGATAAAGTTGGATTTTTGTATAATAAGGGCCCGTAGTTGTATTCCCAACCAAAAGAACACCCACTGTTGTATTCCCTGTATCTGTGGTGCAGGTTATTCTTCCAATTGTTGATTGATTTTTAGTTATTCTTTCAATAGATGAAAAACTCTTTAACCCAGGAACGGCAGTTGTTCCATCAGAGCCATTCGTTACAATTATTTCATAATCTGGATACCCAGAAACAATTCCGAATACAGTTACAGATATTGATGTATCGGATGTGGATGAAGATGATATTGTAACAACAGATGTATTTAGTGGTTGCTCTATAGTTGAATCCATACCCCACATTTTATAACTCAATGGAATACTTGTAATTAAATCATAAGTGCTAGAATTGTAAAACTCTTGCGTAGGAATATATTGCATTTGCGTAGGATAACCGTACGCCCTATGCCAAAAGAAAGCTGAATGTCCAACCTGTATTGGAAGGGTATATTCTTCTTGTGGATAAATTGAATATTTTGCCGTTGTTGAAGTAGTTCCGTTATAAACAGCATCGAGAGTCAATGTTGTTTCACCAGTAATAGAAGCTATTTTAAATATAGTGTTATTACCATTAAAAGTTATATATCTTCCTTTAGTAATATTATTAGTAATAAAAGTTGCGCCAGTAACTGTTACATTAGCAGAATTAGCAGTAACGGTAACCGCACCGGTTCCTGTCGAATATGAAGTAACCGTATTAAATGTAGCTGTGCGTCTAAGGCTACGCCAACGAGCTTCACGAGCAATCCTAAAAATTGAAGTATTAATTACGTTTTTTATTCCCGTATCAAATTGCGTACCACCTTGGTTCTTGGTAGCTCGACGCTTGACTTCTTCACGTAAATCAGAGAATGCGAATGGCATATCAGCCCCCTATAAACGATAAAATTTATTTATTGATTAATCTTCACATTAATAACTTCTTCTAAGTACTTGTCAGAAAAAGCTGTGTACCCCTTCTGGGGGTAGCATATATCTTCACCTTCGTACTTGCACTCGCCATTGACAAGAACAACAGGATGCAACTTTAAACTACTTCCGCAACCTATCCAAAATAGAAGTAATGGCAGAAGCATCCCGAGATACAATGGCAGTCTTAGCTTCTTCATATAATTCCTTTTTCTCTATCTTTTTCTCAGCGTCTTTCTCAAACTTATTTTTAAGGACAAGGTAGAGAATTTGTAATACAGCTTTTATTACAGCCCACATTAGAGTTTTTTATCAACTGCGTTAGATACGGTTGTAGTTAATGCATGTCGCATCGTTGCCGTTCCGATTGCCGCAAAGATAGCTGTAACTAAGTCGGGTAAAGAAATAGCCCCGTTTGCGAAAGCTGCTACTGCCGTAATAATTGCCGCCAAAACTGTTAGGTAAGTTTTCCATCCTGATAATAATTTATCCATTTTAATCTCCTTGTTGGTTTAACTCGTCTTTAACCATATTGTGTATCTTGTGTCTAACAAAACTTAAAGAACCAATTACATTTTTAATCTCGGTAATCCAAGTACCCATCTTGCTTTCAACTACCGCAAGTTGTACGTCTAAGTCTAGCAAGTCCTCTTTAGTCTTTAAATCCACCGATCAACTCCATTAACTTCATTATATTTATTTGATTGACCACCATTAAATAATGCGCACTGTCGTAGTTTTTGCGCTTAACAAAAAACGCGATTATTCTATTGATTCTTAAGATTTCCTCCATTGCCTCGTGGCTCTCGGAGTATACTCCTGATTTCATTTTCATTTTGGTCTATTCTAATATCCACACGGTTTATTCTTTCTGTACTATAATTGACCCGCTCGGTAATCTGACCAGATAAATATAATCCTCCAGATACTTGAAAAACCATCGTGAAGATAATGCCAACGATCGCACTTCTCCACTTCCTTCCGTCGGAGACATACGCTTCATGACTCGCAACCATAAGCATAACCTCGGCAAGAATCTTATTCGTCTTTTCTATCTCTCGCTCAAATCGGTTTTGCGGTTGATCGTTGTTCATTGATTTTCCTTTATTTTAAAGCTATGAATTTCGGAACATCAAGTAAATTTTGCACTAATTTGCCAAAAGTTCCAGCAGTAGTTGATGACGATAATAATACAGCCCAAACAGCTCCGGCATCGCCCAACTGCTCAAACATAATGGGGCTAGGTTGTCCTCTATCCCATGTTGTCAAATCTGTAATTGTGTTTGTACCGTTTAGAATATCGCAGACATAAACATACGCCGCTGACGTTGTAGTTTTTGCTGTAATCCGGATGGTAGCAAACAACGGTACAGCACCTAAGTAATTTGCCGCTAATGCGTACGTAAGCCAGCTGCCTGTCGTATCGCTCATCGTCTGTGTGGCGTCTGCTGCGGTTGAACCAGGTAAAAATATCTCTACAGTACAAACGCTTGTACCGAATGCAATATTTTTTTGTATAAATCCTAAAGCGTTTACAGCACGACCAACAACAGCTGGTACTTTATATTCGTATCTAAATCCTGTTGTTAAGTCCTCCGAATTTATTCTTACGCCCAAACGTCCAGAAGTTCTGACAAGCGTATCAGATAATGTTGCACCCGTAGATTGAGCAGAACCGTACTCGGTGTACCATCGGTGGTTGTTAGCGGTTTGGTTTAATTTATTAAAAGCTACCAAAGTCGCGCCATTTGCCCCGGTTAAATATCCGCTACCTACTACAGTTGAACCTACATTACAATTATCAAATAAAACATTGTTAGAAGCGTTAGCTGTAACAACAAAACCAGCGGGGCTAGACCCCTTATTGCTTATTTCGCAATTTGTAAAAGTTGTTCCTGCCGTTGTATTTAACTGAATGTCTGTCAATCGATTAGCGTGAAAGTTCCCGCCATTAACAATGCACGGAGTTCCATTTGTTAAAAAGAATCCTCCCTGATTTGCGTTTCCATTTATATTGTTACTAATAACCGTAGGGTTTGTGAATGTACAATTTATTCCACGATAATCAACTGCTTGTCTTTGATTGCGAATAAAATAATGATCAACAAAAGTTATGTTTTTTGCGTTTACATTTACGCCCAATCCCGCAGCAGTAGGGGTCGCTGAACCGACTTGAGAGTTATAAAAGATGTTTCCTGTAAATGTTTGCGCTGTGCTTGAGTTAAGTATCAATCCGTATGACTGTGATTGATCGAAAACGCAATAGTCAACTCCAGCAACTTCTGTAGTGGTAATGACACCAATCATAAACCCAGAAGTAAACGCACTTATTAGTGGAGTTCCACCAGATGTTCCCATATTTAAAATTCTTGCCCAATCGATATCTACCTGTCCTGCCGTAGTGCTAACCGTTACAAACAAATTATTACTACTTCCTATCCCGGATGTATAATTAACATTTCTTGTAAGTAAAAGTACTTTAGCATTTGTATTATGCGTAAAGGTAAAAGCGGCTTCCGCCCCGCCACTTGTTAAAGATAGGACATAGGACGTCGGTGAATTCTTTGTAATAATAAATCTCGATTCCGTTTCATTGTAATTTGTTGCATTAGCAGAAGTTGCTGTTGTTACGACAAGATCTCCAACATTCCAATCTACTGCATCGCTTACAACAAGAGGACTTGCCGCTGTTCCCACTCCACTAACATAAGTTGTCACATAAAATGTTCGAGGCGCACCCTGCATAATGATGCGGCCAGTACCATATTGATAAATACCTTGACTGGTACCTGACAGTTGTCTAGCGAAAAGAGTAGCCGTAAGAGACGCCGGATAAGGTGTCGCCACCGTACCCATTTGTATTTCTCCACCATCAAAAACTGTTATCTGGCTTGCAATAGACAAAGTTGCGCTTGCCCCAGTGTCAAACTTCAAAACAGCAAGGCTATTGGTTAATGACCCACCGAGCATAAGTCCTTGCGTTAAAGTACGAGTCGACGTCTGAATAGTACCAGACCCTCGAATGTCTCCGGTTGTTCCGTCAACAGTAACAGTTATTGCAGTCGTGCAGTTGTGTGGAGCGATCCAGCACCTGTCCGAAGTTGTTGGTGCTTGCGTTCTATTGTCAGTAGACACATAAGAAAAAGCTGTTCCTGCCGTATCTGCCGCTACAGTTCCGCTGTTCGCCGTTGTGCTTTTTAATTGCCATCTATAATGACCTGCGGCAACACTAGTAAATAAATATGCGACAGGAAGCCTAAAATATATCCAGCCAACACTTGTCGGCATATCTGTTTGCACTATTGTTGCAATAGACCCAGTTGCAACACCACCTTCAAATAATTCGCAAGTAAAATTCCGTCCTGCCGCTGGATAAGTTACTACCCATACCCATACTCCAGTTGCTGAGTCCGTTATTGCAGGAGCAGTAAAAGTTGCAGAGTTTACTCCAGCGGTAGTCACAGTTCTATTAGTCGTCGCATGTAATCCAGGCGTATTCGACGGTCTATCCCACGTAGCGGCGGTATTGAAATTGCCAGTAGAATTTGCGGTTAAAATTGCCATTAGATATTAACGTTCTTTCCTTCAAAAAGTGCTTTTAAGGCATCGTAATTTGTCTTTGCTCGACCTAAATCCCAAGCATCTAATTTTTTGTTAATCACGGCCACGACTTCTTCCTGCTTAGATATTCTAGGAATATTTTCAGTTTCTAAATTGTTGCCGTCATAAATAAACGATAGCTGATAATCAAACGGTGTAGTCTCAATAAACTTTATTTGCGATATTGTTCTTGCCATTTTTTCCTCAGATTAAAATAAAAGGTTGTAATAATCGTATGTTAATGAGGCTCTGTTTGTCCAATTTGTTGGGAAACTTACCTTGCCTGATGCGTATCTTATTGACCCGCTTAACTTTTCGTAACGCCCTATAACCCATTCCCCGATATGATTTATTGACCCAAAATATAATGTATCGGCGGTATCATCAATCTCGGAAGCTATGTACTCGTAACCTATCCCACTATATGGATGATCTTTCCGAGTAACACTGGGCATCCTTGTCATGCAAGTTTCCCTTTTAATTCATCTAAAATCTTATTTCTAATACTTTTGCGTTCTTCGTCGAGCTTATTCTTTTGCTCTTGCAAAGCAAGATTCTTACTTGAAAGAAGATCGCGCATTTTTTCTACTTCTTTAGACAAAATGTCTATATTCTCTTCTTTCTTGCTATAATTTTCCTTGAGTTGCGCTCTTTCTTCTTTCATCTTTTGTTCAACTTTAGATAAATCTTTTTCTTTTTCGTCTACCCTAGCTTTTTGCTGTTGGAAATTTTCGTACTTAACGACCATTGATTCTCTTTTTAATAAGCTGTCTTCTTTTTGTTTTAGACTGTCCTTAAGTTCCAGGGTTTGCTTCTTTGTTACGGCAAACTTTATCTCTTCTTGTTCAAGTAACAACAAATTTGTTTCTAACAACTTATAAAGTTCGTTGACTTTTAATAAAATATCGTTCATCTATCCCCCTATGCGTCTGCGTCAAGCTTAGTTAATAATGTGTTTATATTGACTCTCATTAAATTTATGCGTGTATATAAAGCCCCCTGATTAACCCCGCCTTGAGATATCTGGTTTTCGTCGATGGCCGGTAAATTAAGCAACGCATTGTAATTGGTGTCCGTAACCCCGCCGTCTAAGTCAAGCTTGGCAAGCAACAAATTAAATCTTGTTCTTGCAAGTCCAAGTAAAGTGACCATAGCGCCCTGAAACATTCCGTTATTCTTAATTGGATCAGCGGGAAGATTATTGACATTATCAACAATAGCAAGAGTTGAGTTGTAATTGGTGTCCGTAACCCCAAGATCTGCGTCAAGCTTAGTTAATGCAAGGTTGAAATCTAGTACATACTCGTCGAGAAACCTAACCAATGAGTTTTGATTAAGTCCTGTCGAAGAAGTCGTCGGATTAAACAACGAAACGTTCAACAACGAGCTAAAATTTGTGTCAGCGACCGGCATGTTATTCTCCTTTTAAAATGTTTATGATTCTGTTTATCTTATTAAACTTTTTATTGTTCTCGCCCGCGGCTACGACAGCCAACTTTAAAATATAATCACCGATTATTACCGGCTTGTTTTGCGCGGCGTTCTCTCTAAATATTTCCATCATCCGCGCCTTTGAAGGATCACTTTCAATGACATGCTCGTGTTCGATAAGTACATTTCTTATCGGGATTATTCGCCTGGCATGATAATAGACGCTATGTGTAATCTTGTCCGC